ATGCAGATGGCATAGTCAATCCTACTGAAGTAACTCCTGCTGCTGGTATATCAGAAACTAAAGCTATTGTGCCATCAACATCAGGTAAATTATATTTGTGTGTAGCTGTTAAATCAGTAGTTGAAATACGAGCCATTATAGCACCATCTTTTGAAAGTACTGTTTGGCCATTTTCATCAGCTGTTGCTTGATAACCAAACAAGTTTACATTGTTAAAATTGTTATTTTGTCCAGCCTCATGCCCTATGGCATTTACATGATTTGCTGCATTAAAATATGCAGTACCTTCACCTAAAGCATTTATATAAACTCCTGTATTACCAAATGCAGAACTTAAACCTAAACCAAGTACTGAAGTTCCTGTATTATTAACTCCAGCACCTGTTCCTTGAAAGTTATTACTATCAACTAAATCATGGTCGTTGTCTAATACTTGCTGAAGCGTTGGAGTGCCACCGCCACCTGTATTTAAATCAGCCAAGGCAACATCCAAAGTAGTTTCAGTTGAAGTAACCGGATTATTTACAGTAATATTTGCGCCACCTTCATCGTATAATTCGGCAAAGTTAGAATTGACTTTTATAAATGCATCTCTAACCTTATCACCTGTGCCATCATTGGCGGTTGTACCTACATTAATTATTTGATTTGCCATCTTTTTTTACTTGTTTTTTAAATAAAAACTGCTTCAATTTTTCCTCGTTTCTTAAACGTGCTATGTTTGGCTTTTTAGTCTTGTCCATAAGTGTCGATTTCTATATTTCCACAATCATTACAACTGTTATTTCCAAACCACCAACTGCCTACATTTAGTTTTTTACGTGAAATAGTATCGCTGTGTTTTGTATATTCCGAAATTCTGTTGTAAGATAACCATTTTTGCATACGAAGTCCAAATACTTCCTGTTTACTTCTTTGTTGCACCATTAAATAATCAACCTCTGATTTAGTTACACTCTCTGCATTTTCAGTAGTATGCTTATAAACACCCCCATTTGAGATTTGATAAGCTAAAACCAAAAGTACATTTTTAGCAGTTGCACGAATTAAAAAGTCAACTATAAAATCTTCGTATAAAGTCAAATAATTACCATCTAAATCGTCATTCTCAAAATCTGTGCAAATCTTATCATATAAAAATTGACCTATTAAAGGCTCTAAATCTGTTATTTGTGCATCCTCAATGCAAGGCACTATTTTATCAAAGTCAATATTGCCATTTAAAGGCGTTTTTGCGACTACTTGCTGCGGTGTTATTAATAGTATCATAATTTATTTTATATGTCGTGAGGTGCTATTCCTGCTATTCCACTTGCTCTGTCTTTTTTCGCATCGTCAATAGCAATCGGTGATTTAACATCAGGTTTAACATCTTTAATTTTATAGGTTAATTTTTCCCAATAATGTTTGCAAGTTCCGCCTGTAAAGTTTGCAGAAAGCAAACCGCCACCTTTAAACTTCCATATAGAATAAGGGTTATTTGGGTTAGGATGTTTACCAAATCCGGGGTTTACTGTAACATCGCCCATCGCTTCAATATCTTCTCGTCTGTAAATCTTATTTGCACTCATCATATTATTACAAAATTCTCTTTCAGCAGGTCTACTTCCTGCGTATCGGTAACGGAAAAGATAAAAATCTGTATCATAAATACTTTTACGATTTGAGTTTGCAGTTCCGGTGCTTGTGGCAAACTGATAAGATAACTTTTCTTCTTCATCATAGTCAACAGGTTTGCATTCTATCAACTCGTAATTTTCTAAATCTTCATCCTCACCTAAATTAATCAGTTCAATGCCTATTGTTTTTTTTTCTTCGGATAGTTTTTGAACCGAACTACCGGTTGTAAACATTGAAACTGCCACATCTTTATCCAATTTCAAGAATTGAATTAAGAAAACCATAGCTTGTTCTTTTGTTAAAATTCCATCTTTAACATTTTGTAATATTTCAACAGCACTTGATATTTGCGCACCATTATAAGAGCTTTGATTTAAGTTATTTTCAACATCTGTAGTTCTTAAATTCTCAAAATACAATTCTAAAGTAATTTTATTTTGACCTAATACGTATTCAAATCCATCAGTCAAAGCGTTTTGCATTGGAGTTATAACGTTCAACATCGTTTCTGTAAATGCAGTTTCAATTTCATCTGCATTACTGCTAAATCCTGTTGCTGTTTGAATACCCAAAATTGCACCGCTTACAACTTTGTGAGCTGTCAATAATTGCTTTCTCGCTTCCTCGGTTAAAAACTGATATTGTTGGTGTGCATCTGCGATGGTTATAGTTTCAATAGTAGTGGCATTGTCCTTATTTGAGTTAAACGATAAGATAAACTTATTAGCGTTATTTGCACCTGTCCATTTTTTAATAATGTTACGTTCAAATTGCGTTTTAACCTCGTCATCAGTAACACCCTCATTTACATTTATAATGTGTCCCGCGCTCAATCCGTTCTTAATATGATTCACACAATAAACAGAAATTTGCTCCTCTAATTCAGCATAATTTAACCCCGAATAATATGATGGCCTTGCAAAATAGAAATCGTTAATTGAATATTCTTTAATTACAAAAACTGTCTTTTTTTCTGTTGTGCCTTGAAAAAATACCGGTATTTGAGTTGGCGGATATTTTCGCAAATCACTCCAATCATAAGAATACCAATAGGAATTAATAACTCCATTTTCATCAACTTCATTAGGTACAACTTTGTTTTTTGGTAAGTGATTTATTTCAGCAATTTCATTTCCTGTTTTCCCTAAAATTACTTCAAAACTACATTCATGAAATAACGTGTAATCTTTTACCAATTTACGAACTGTATCTTTTGTAAATAATTTGTTGACTTTGGCCATTTGAATAGCTTGGTCTGCCTTATAATTTGCAGTCAACCCTTGGCCATAAGTATATGAATAATAACTGTCTAAAATAGCAGCATTTGTTGGAGAATGTTTGTAACGATTAATTACATAATCATAACCCTCATTGTTTTTGCCATTTAATACATAAGTTTTACCGCTTGGTTTTACTTCTTCAAAAATCTGCGTATCAAATGCGCTTAAACTTATTGTTCTTAAATCTCCCATTATTGATTGATTTTATAATTTTGTAAATCTGTTTGATCCGTTGCAAATGCCTTGCCTCGAAATAGTGTATTTTCATTATCTAAAACCTCAAATTCAAAAGTACTTCCTTCGCTTACTGTTTTCGTAAATTCAAAAGTCAAATAACCAAAACTATAAGAGGTTGTTAAGTCCTCAAAAGTTTCTTCTGTGGCTTTGCTCTCATCACGTATTTTTAACGTAACTAAATTTGAATTATAACGAGGTATAATTGTTACAGTTTGAGTTTCTTCAGATGGTCTAAATATTATCATACTTATATAACGATAAAAATAAATTTTGATACAAAAAAAAAGACAGCGTAACCTAATACGCTGTCCTTTAACTTTATTTTAAAAAAAATTTAATCGTTTACATATTGGTCAGAAACCATATTAAGTAAAGAAGTTACTGCCGCACCTGATAATATTGGAGCAGTTTCAGGCTCTAACGCTTGTAATGTCATTTTTAATCCGTAGAAATCACCTAAAGCACCACCCAATTCTCTTGTGCCTGTTGTTTTATCAGCACCATTTTTCAATCCAATAGTGTGAAATGTTCCGTTGTTATCTTCTAAAAAGATTAACATTCTATCTCTCGAAAGTAATTTAGCCTGATCAACTAAAGCAGCAGTTAAGCCAGTTAGTACCAAACTTAATTGGCTATCATAAAAAATAGTTCCGTTATCTCTTGATGCTGTTTCAGTTTCAACATAAGTATTACCTGTATTTTTCAATTCAAATTTGAAAACTTCTTCTAAAGTTCCTAAACCTGTAAGCTCTGAATTAACTACCGTTGCGCCAATATCTGAAAATGGAGCAAAAAAGGCATTAACTAAACCACCTGTAAAATTTTTGCATTCTAAAAGTCTGCCGTTTGTTATAAATTCACACGCTGCCATTATTATAATGTTTAAAATAAGGCGGTATTTTCAACCGCCTTGTTATTTATTAAAGTGTGTAAGTTGTGTATAAAACAACTTCTGCACCTCTTACATATTGTACTCCGGCAGTATAAACCATTTTGTAACGTACTGTACCGCTCAAATCAGTATCATCCATGTCTTTGATACGCACTTCATTATGATCCGAAAGCAAACCTGTTCCAAAATAAAGGTTTTTCTTTTGGTAAACTACCATAGTTGAATTAGGTAAACCGTTTATGATTTCAAGCACATAATTTCCGTAACGTAGTTGGAAATCGTTACCACCTAATCCGTTAGAAATACCTGCGCTAACTAAAGCTTGTTGGTAAAACAAAGCCACATCGCTTGATATTGCAAAAACTAAATCAGTTTTTCTTCTCAAAGCTACAGGAACAGCAGCCATTGTTGCCTCAATTTTAGAGATAACATTGTCTTTTGTGATAGCAACAGGTGAAGCTACATCAATTACAGTTCCATCGCCTAAAAAAGCAGTGATAAATCCATCAAAATGTCCATCATCAGCAGCATCCCCAACCCAAATATCTGAATCTGTTGCTTGTGCAGTATCTGCTAAAATTTCTACTAATAATGCGCTTTCTTCATCAACCGGCATATTATCATTGTGAGCCGAGAACCCCATTGAGGCAGTATCCCAAACATTTCTGAAATCTTCTTTACACAATTCAGCCTCGTTTTTAATTTTCTTTGGCTCTAAAATTACCTCGTCAAGTGTTACACTTCCCGCAGGAGTGAAACCACAAGAATAATCTGTTCTACCATTACCGTAATCAATTTTACGGATTACTTGTTTTACAGGAATATTTGGTAAAATAGTTACCAAACCTCTTTGAATAGTATCTGCTTCTTTAAAAGCTTTCCCTATTATTTCACCTGCCACCGTTCCTGCATAGGAACTGTTTACTGTTGTTGTTGTTGCCATTTGTTTTTAATTTTTATTTTTTAATTCTGTTAATGATAATGCTAAACGCCCTTTTAATGTTTTTGGTCTTTCTGTTGTAGCTTGTATTGGTGCTACTTTTGTTTTGCTTACGGCAGGAGTTTCAGAAAGTTCAACTTTTAAATTTTCATTTTCTTTAACTTGCTCCGATAATTTAGTTTCGATTGCTGAAAATCTTTGCTCTAAATCCTCATTGAATTTAATAAGCATTGAACTAATAGCATTTTTCAAATCTGAAACCTCATTTGTGTTTACTGATGCAGGAGCAGACATTTCTTCAACCGGAGCTTCAATTACTTCTTCTTCTTCTTTTGCTGAAATCTCTGAAATTACACCAACCTCTGAAACAGAAATAGTAGTTCCATCGTTAAGTGTGTACTCTCCAATCGGAGCAGGTACATTTCCATCAGGAGTAGCAACTGAAATAGTTCCACCAATTTCCGGCATTTCAGTTTCTGTTACTAATGTTAAACTGCCATCTTCGGTTTTCCATTCGGCTAATTTAACTTGTTTGCCTAAAAGAGTTTTAAACTCGTTTAGCAAATCTTCTTTCATTTGATTAAAATTCATATTCTCTTTTTTTAATGTTACTTTTTCGTCAAACATACCCTCGATTGAAAATCCGCTTCCGTTATCTTTGCAAAGTTGCCATTGTTCATCATCTTCAATTTTCATAGCCACAACCCAACTGCCAACAGGCGCATCAATTCCGTACAAAGCTGTTTTATCTTTTTTCAAATCTTCAACAATCCAACTCTCTACTATTGTGCCATTCAAAATATATTTAGAATGCTCTAAATTTGCGTTACTTTGATTGCCTTTTTTAAGATATAATTCAGAGGCACGTTTTATTGTTTCTTTAGAAAAATAAACATAATACTCCTCTTTTGTTTTTTCATCAAATCGATAAATCTTTTTTTCAGGAATTAATGCAACTCCTAATAAAATTTTCTTTTCATTATCGATTTTAGTAAACTGTACTTTTTTTTCATCTGCCAAAGCAATAAACTTGCTTTCCATGGCCGGAGATCCAACTACCGCAATAGAATCTACCCCTTGCAAATCTTCATCCGATAAAAATAGCTCGTATGTTTTCATAACTATATAACGATGTTTTTTTTTATTGATATATTTTTTTATCCAAAAGTTGATGTAGCCACCGCATTACGATCCAAAGATTGTTGAGTACTAACTTGATTCCCCACAACGTAAGTTTGTATAGGTCTATTTTGCTGACCTGCTATTGTTTGACTTAATTGATTGGTTGAGCTTTGACCTACTATATTAAATTGTGGGGGTGCAGGTGCGCTTCCGCCTCCGCCTCCGCCTGAAACAGATGAACCACTTGAAGCACTACCCACATTTGTAGATAATATTTTTCGAAGTTGTAAAGCAGCAAACACTCCCGCCAAAGATGCTTGTACAATCGGATAAGCAGGGAATCCAACAGTAATTGGAGATTTTTGAGCAGTACTATAAGCATTTTGAACACCCTCTATTCCACTAATGGTAGCTTGTGCAACTGCAACCGCTTTTCCTATCTTACTTCCTTTACCTGCTATTTCAGCAACTAAAGATAATCCTTGTTGAGCAAATGCTAATTTGGCATCTAATAATGCCTGTTCTTTTTGTTTAGCATCTTCTTTAGCTTTATCATCGATATCAGATAAATCTTTTTCAAGTTTCTTTTTTAATTCAGTTTGTAATGTTGCATTTCCTTCTGCTGCTAAATATTCTGCATCATATTTTTGGGTTAAAGCAAGTTTTTCATACTCGCTTTTTTGCATTGTCAATTCTTGTAATCGTAACCATTCAGCATCTTCTTTAGCTATTTTTTCTGCATCTTTTTTAGCTTTATCTTCTGCTAATTTTTTGTCTAATTCTAACTGAAGATTGAAATATTTTTCATTTAATAAAGTCGTTAAATTTGCTTTTTCATTTGCTGTTTTTGCTAACTGATTTATTTCTTCTAAATCACGTTGCTTTTGTAAGTCAAGTTTTTCTTGCTCCGATAAAGCGTTTAAATCTTGATTCTCTTTTAAATAAGTTTCATATAAAGTGTTTAATTTATCAAGCCTTGCTTTCTCTTCTTCTATTGCTTTCGTTTCATCGGCTTCTTTTTTCTCTCTTGCTTTTTGACTTGCTTTGCTTTCGTTTTCTTGTCTTTTATCAGCTATGCCTAATTCAAATTCTAATTGTGCATTATCTCTGTCTTGTGCAAACTTTAAAGATTCATCAGCTAATTTGTTCCTATCTTCAATTAGTTTATTATATACTGCTTGGGATAATTTTTTATTTTCTAATTCTTTATCCATTCTTTTTATTTCAGCATCTAAAGCATCGGCACGTTCTTTTTCTCCCTCTTTCTCAATATCCATTAATTCCTTTTCGCTTTTTCCTGCTATTTTCGCTCGTAAAATTCTTACTTTGGTGGAATTTTCAATTTGATAAATATTATTACGCAAACTGTTTTCGTAAAGCTTTTGCGCTTCGGTCAAACTTTTTAAAGCCTCTTCATTATCTGCTGTTGCTTCTGTGCTTTCTGTCATTTTTGAAACTAAATAACCTAATGACACAACCAATGCCCCAACACCTGTACTAACTAATGCAACTCTTAACGCTTTTAATGACCCTGTTGTAGTTCCAACAACAGCAGCATAAGCCACTTGTAAACCTATTTGTATTTTTGTTGCAACATTTGAAGCTAAAATTGACAATGCGCTTTCTTTTTGCAAAGCATTAGAAATAGATTGAATACCTACTGTTAAACCAATAGCTGATTCAACTTTAAGCATTGTTTCTTGCAAATCTTCATTTTCATTTCCTAATAAAGCACTCGCTGAACTTGCCACAGTAAAAGCACCACTTAATGTTTGCGCTCCTTGTACTACTCCATCAATAACTTTAGTGTCAGATCCTAACGCTTTAACTCGTGTACTAATATCCCCTATTTTGTCGCTTACTTCTCCTGCTCTTTGTGCTATCTTGTTATATTCATCGCTTCCCTCCGGTAGTTGAGCAAGTTGTTCTTTTAACTCTCTTAATTCAGCCTTTAAAGATTTAGCAGCTTTTTCGTTTTTTTCAAAATTTTGCGTGAAATTTTCTAATCCGCCATTTGCACGAACTACATCAACATCTATTTCAATCGTTTTCTTAATCGCCATCTTTTTGTTGTTTTAAATAATTCTTTATATGTTCTTGGATATCTATAAGCACCTTTTGCAAATTCTATATTTTCGCTTCCGTTATAATAATCCATTTTGTTTAATAATTCTACTAACTTCCCTATCATTGTGTTTGTGTTATTGTTAATGTATAAGTATCAATCCCTATAACCACTTCTAAATCCATAGTTCTAACTAAAACTGGGTTTGTTATTGCAGCTGTATACTCTGAAACTTTGATTAAAAGATAGGCAGTTGTATTTCCGAAACTATTTTCTAAATCAACCCATCCAACACCATCGCCTGTATCTACTTTAGTAACTACATAAGGACTGTTGGCAATTATTTTTAAATCATAATTTTGCGCTCCACTTGTAACTGATAGCTGATTGTACTGAATCCCGTTATCAAATGGCGAATACTGTGGTAAATAGTAGTAAGTAACATCAGCACTTAAATCAGTTGTATCAACCGAATATTCAATAGTATCAACTGTAATAGGTATTATTGAATTTATACTCTTAAAAGGCAGTCCGATATAGTTTAATAGTTCATAATTTACCTCTCCTGTGGTAAGATTAGAACGCATTGAATTGATAATATATGCCTTATCGCTTATTTGTATCCTATCATTTAGGTTAATATCAATGATTTTACCTATTGGCAACTGCGCTCTGTAGTTTCCTAATCGTCTTTTAGTTGAATATAAGTCTGAAATATAGTCTTGCCAATAGTTGCTGAATAGGTTATTATTTATTTCAGAATATAAAAACGTTGATATATCAGTCGAAAAGTTTACCGATTGGGTAACCTGGTCTAAAAAACTATCATTTTCAGTTGATGTAA